ATTACCCGTATGGAGTTAGCAAAGTTGTTTGAGAAGAGCGGTAAGCAGACGCTCAAAAATAAGTATAATACGTCAAATAAGACGCGCTCTTGGAAAAATAATGTAAAAGGATTTATGCCATCCGCTCCCCCGCCACCAGAAACACCGATACAAGAAGGACCTATGGTAATAGCACCGTCTGTAGTACCATCCTTAGCACCACCTATAGTACCGCCTGCAGCGCCTGCGGCATCGCAAGAAGAAGAGAATCTTACAGGTAAGAAATGCAAACAGGATTTTCGCGCATTATACGATTTTATGATACGAAATCGTGCAGAATTAGAGCCGATGCCGATAAAATACCTTGCTCAAGCGTTTAATTTATCAGGTGAAGGAAACAAAAAGGTTATTGATGTAGGCGGTGTTGTAAAACTCCGTAGAGCAATGATAATGTGCCATCCTGATAAAAATGGTAACGACGGAGAGAATACCACGTATATTTTTAAGATACTAAATGGCTTAAATGATTATGATCCAGAGGCTGAGCCAGAAGTGGGAGTAGATCCTAAGAATGAAGCGAGATTTAAGGCAGAAGAGCGAGCTGAGCGTTGGAAACAGAGAACTGCGGCGATTAAAGAGACGCTATCAAAGGGAGCATCTAAGATGTTTTCTTATATGAAGGCTCCTTTTACAAGGAAAAACAAACCGGCACAGAAAGCTTCATCAACAATGAAAAAAAATCGTAGAGCTTATAATAAACGATTTAAAAATACCTATAACCGAAGCCGAAGTTCTGGAATGAGTGCCGAAAATGCATTAAAAGTAGCGGAGGAAGAATTAAGGGCGCAGCAAACCGCAACACCTGTGGTAAAACCATCCGCCAAGCATAACTACGGTAACAAAAAACCAAATCTATCTGGATTTTCGTCTAATAACCCACCACCGCCATCAGATCCGCAAAGAGAAGAATACATACGTATGGCAAGAAATATTGGTCTAGACGAGGGTGATGCAATGGAGGCAGAGAAAGAGGCGGAGGCAAGAATCAAATTCAATAAAGAGAAGTATAATAAATTTTTGAAGAAGACTCCTGCAAAGCAAACTGAACTTTTTAAAAGACTAGTTCGTAGAATATTAGAGAGAAAGCGAACTGAATTATTGGCAGAGCTTAACCATCCTCAAGAGCAAGAATATACAAATGAGGAGAAGGCGATGCTTGCTTCTCTAAATGAAGAAATACGTAGGGAGCAGAGCCCGGAATAATTCGTAAATAAATACATTCACCTAATAATAGAGTATGGCTACATTATTAGGTTATACAATCGCAAATGATCCTGATAGTGTAAAACTTCGTCAGGAGTCCCCACGTGGATACATTGCGAATGACGAAACTGCATTAATAGAATTCGGAATACTTATCCGAAAGAATAATGCCGTTGTATTTAATGAGCGTCTTGGTCTAAATATTGATCAGATTCGCGATTTTCTAAACTGGGTTGTTGGCAAGCGGACAACGCCCCTGCCTGATTTGGTTCGTAAGATTCTTTGCTTGAAGCGCGCACGTATTGTAAATAGCGTTGCGAGCACAGGCACAAGTCCTGCATTACGAACAAAGGAGAATAATATGATTGCTGAGATTGATACAATGTTACACGACGACGGTGTTACCAATCCCGAAGATAAGCAGAAGTGCTTAGTGCAAAACGCAGGTAAATACGATTCAAGGGGTGGAGCGCAATCGGCTATGGCGAATGCGAAGGCTGGACCTACAGGCGCTAAGGGCGAAACCGGTGCAACGGGTCCTACAGGTCCTACGGGTCCGAAAGGGGAAAATGCGCCTATACCTATGCCTGGACCTGTAGCCGCACCAGAGCCTCCTGTGTCTACCACAGTAGGCGCAACGGGCTCTCACTGTACAACCATTGTCAATTGCGATAACAGTGCTGTACTAAAGGAGCTTGAGGGTTTAAAAACGTCTGTACAAACGATAGTGGATCATTTGAAAACACAGGTAGCAGCTAAGAATGGAGAGAACGGAGAGAATGGAGAGAATGGGGAGAATGCAGTGACAGCGCCGTCTGGCGATGTGGACAGCGATATTGCTGCACTCAAGGGCAATACAAGCGATTTTTCAATCATTCTTCAGCGTTTAGGCGATATGGATAAGATGTTAAGAGAATTACTTGAGCGGTCAACGGTTGTAAAGAACGCGTCTTCGGCGGTTGAGGCGGCAAAGAATGGCGACCATACGGAACTCAAGAAACTTCTTGAGGAGATCTTAGCTATTTTACGTAAGAGCCCTCCTTCACCAATTGAGGCGAGTGTCGCGGACGAGAAGGCGGAAGAGGTCAAAACATTTACAGAAAATCCAGATATTATGACTATACTCAAAGAGATCAAGAAAGAGGTTGTTCAAATCAATGGCGATGATATTGATAACTCTGTTTTAGCCATTGTAAAGACAATTAAGACACAGCTCAATGAAGTGAATGAAGCGGTTGGAGACAGACCGGCGAAGATTCTTGAAATTATTAATACGATTTTACCAGGTGTCAATGCGGGAATAGATAAATTAGAGTCAAAATTTACCGAAGTGATGAAGGGTATAAATAGCATTCGTAGCAATATTAGTGATTTAAGTGGTAGTTTGCCGGACCGATTTGACGAGGTGCTGGTAGCAATAAGTAAGATACAACCTCAGGCATCGGTAGATTATGGACCACAGTTTACGCATATTGATGAGTCAATGCGTAGAATGTATGCTGAACGGGACTATACGCGGCGTTTTGATGAACTCAACCAAAAGGTGGACGATTTGATGGATCTTTTGCGCCGCTGCTGCGGTGGAGGACAACTACAAGGATTGCCGGCGCCTCCCGCAAGAAACGAACCATATCAGTTACCAGGACCGGCACCAGCACCGGCACCAGCACCGGCACCAGCACCAGCACCTGCGCTTCTAGGAAACTGGAATGAACAGCCGGCTGGACCAACAGGACCGTTAATGCTTGAAAATAGAAAGGGATTCAATCTACCGGATCCACGAAACCTTTTTGGGCTAGGACCAGGACCAGGACCCCTACCGCCAATGCCAACGCCACCTGAACCGGCAGGACCACAACTGCTTCTTAAGAATATGAACAGACCGTTGATGCTTGAGAATAAGAAGAATAATAAGCCGAAACGGAAGCGGCTAGTAATTGGTAATAATAATTCCGAGCCTAGCAGCAATCTTGCAGATGTTGATGAGGATAATGTATCGTTTGAACCCAGAAAGAGTCGTGGATTGCCTGCGGGCAGTGATGTAGATGAGGAGGAGGACGAGGAGGACGAGGAGGATGAGGCTGAGGCTGAGGCTGAGGATGAGAAGGAGGAGGGTAAACCCAAACGCAAGCGTCTCAACATCAAGAATAACGAGAATTCAAATAATATACCTAAGCCGATTCAAAAAGATGATAAGAGCGCTCGTAAATTATTTGGACCAGAGAAGACCCGCGGCTTATCTGCGAGCAGTGAAGAAGACGAGACAACAAACAACAGTACTAATAACAACAATGAACAGCCACCACCACCGCCAAACAATAATAGTACTAACGATGAACCGCCACCTCCACCCAAAACCGATAAGGAGTCCCGTAAAACAACCGAGGTAGGCAAACAGTTAACAGAAGCAGTTGGACGTGAGCCAGGTCGTGGCAAATCCATTGATAGTGATGTTAAGTATGTACAACTCAAGAAACTTCAAGAAGCGTATGAAGACGGCGATAAGGGCGCCAAAGCCCGCGATTTCAAAGATGTAGAAAAACTCGTTAACGAATTTTTAGACGGCTTTGACGACAACGGACCGCTCAAGACCGCTTTCCTCAAGAACTACAAAACGAAATTGGATAAGACCCACTGGACATTATACCTGAATAATCTCTTTGAAGCGATTGGAAAGCTAAGCAATAAGCCATCGGTACTCAATGCAACACGGAAGAAGGGCGGCAGACGTACTCAAATAAAATCTAGCCGCATTACAAGAAAGAACCGTAAATGAATATTCTCTTGAAGGCAAAGTACAGTTTTTACAGCGCCCTGGTCTTTTTCTTAGTCGCAAATCCTGAGACTTATAAGATCACCGATTGGATATTTGGCGATGTTATGCCTGAAATTGCGAATAGTGCCGGCGCTCCTACACCTGTAGGCTTATTCTTACACACCCTCATTTTCTTCGTGGTCATCCTATCGCTGATGATGTTCCCACGCGATTAATTATCGCCCGGCTAGTTAAGAATGGCGACCCGTAAATACCATCCTACTCGTTATTACGCTGGTCTATCCAAGACCCAAAAAGCAAAGCGTTATAAGGAGATTCAACACTTCGGCAAAATCAATTGGCGGTCACGAAAAGCCTACACGGGCTTTAAAACCGATAAAGGCGTCAAAACGAAAACCTCGTCCTACGTGGAGCAACTGACCCGCAAGTTCAAAAAACTAGGTATTGACCCCAACCAAACCAAATCTCTACAAGCAAAGGCGAAAGCCACTGGCGTTCCTCTTCGCTACCTAAAAGCCTCTTACAACCGTGGGCTCGCCGCCTGGCGCACCGGTCACCGCCCAGGCGCTACCGAGCAGCAGTGGGGTTACGCACGCGTCGCCTCCCTGCTCGTCTGCGGCAAAACCGCCAAAGGACCCGATTCTGATATTGTCCGAAACGCCAGGAAATCCTCAAAGTCAGCCAACAAATGGTGGAAAAACTGTTAACATCCGTCATTTACGATACGATTTTCTGCGTTTGAGCTGCGCTCGTCGGCGGGTTCGGCGACTCTTACGTCTACCACCGATAGGCTTGTCTTTCCAATATACATAATATGTAGGCTCGTTGCTGCTAAATAAGCCAACAGGGCTGGAGTCAAATCCGCAGCTGGTGCGGTCCTTATCGGAGTGCGGGTCAAAAAGATTCGTCTTTTCTGGAACGCGCGTCGGCTCTCCGTACCGCTCGCAAGTTTGTGTTTGCTGTCCTTGGCTATTTGTGCTGTAACTATATTGAAGGCACGGACCCTAAGCACACTTAGGCATGTAACTTCCATCGTCAGGATTTTCCTCGGGGATGTTGTGACCCTTCATTCCAAATAATCCCGTTGTTTCTTTCTGTTTGTAGGGTCCGGTTCTACGTAAAGAAATAGATGGTAGCATATTCTATTTTACGTATTATATTTTATCTAGACCCCGTATCCAGCCGGTGCCACAGCATTTCGCCCCTCAAGGTCCTTCTTCGCCTGCTCAATGAGCGGAGGAATAAGTGCCATTGCCTCCCGCGAAACAAACCAACCGTTCGTAACGTATTTGAACATACGGTCTTGAAACATTGCCTCTACACGCACCCAATGCGCCGCTTCGGTCCAATCAGGATGAATGCGCAACTGATATTGGTAGCACCGATGAACCCGATAGGAGCATAGCAAGTCCGCCTGGCGTACTACGTGGTACACCCTATCCCAATCACCGTGGTTAGGAAAGACCGGCTTTCTGTCCACAACCGCCCCACTCAACTTACTATACGACATCGTAGTTACCATAGCCAGAAGTGCATTCGCTCGCATATCCGACCAGCCAATACTTGTTAGAAACTGATGAACGTGTAAGGACGCCGTGGCAGGATCTACGTACTTCTTATCTACGCAATCGTGAAGAGCAGCAGCGTAGCGAGCCATCTCCTTCTCATCTTTGCTAAACGAATAATCCATTATCTTTTCAGCAAATTGAACACAATCACGTGAATGGGTGACATCGTGGCTCGGGTCTATATTGTACTCTTTACAGAATTCATCAATAAATGTGTATAGAACGTCCATTGTTACCTCTCCGATTATAACCAATCGGCAACCTCAATTTTTTCTGATAGTTCAAAGTAAGATGGGGCAACTCTTTAATGATAACCCGAAAGGACATCCTAGACTCAAAACCTTGGGTTACGGTACAGAAGAAAAGGCGCTAAATTCAGTAGCTAAACTCAAGAAGTATCCGACGCCGTATCAGCGCCAAGCGGCGACGACGATGTATTACCGTGCTAAGTATCACGCCAATCAGACACGGAATATGCGTAAAGCGATGAAGGTCTATAGTAAGTTTCTAAAGACCCTCAAACACAAGAAGGACAAAAAGTGAAGAGGACATATAAATACTACGATTCAGTAGAATGGCGGTATTTATAAAGAAGGTCAGCCCTGATACAATAGAGGATGAAGCAGAACTTCAAAACGTAGCAGCGTCTTACGGATTTGCCCCGAAAGTCTATAAGACAACCGAGGATGAGATTCATATGGAGGACCTACAGGAAATGTGTATTGCAGATAAGTATGGAGAAGACCCTAAGGATATTCCCGCTCGTATTTGGGTCTCCATTCGTACTATAATTCATACACTATATCATAAAGAAGGTATTGAATATATTGATATTACTCCGTACAATTTTATTGAAAAGGACGAAAAAGTATATATTATTGACTTTGGACACGCCCGTTATTACAAGTCCAAAGAGATGATGAACTGGTTCGTCAAGCAATTTCTAGAGGATGGCGTCAATGAATGGAATCCAGATTTCAAGTAGCTGCTGAATAACGAATGAGTGCCTCAATATATAGATCGTACGCTTTCTGCTTACTAATAAATCCGTACGTTTTGGACCATTTACCTGGAATATTCAACTTATACGTTGAGAAAAACGTTTCAATCGTCTTTTTGATATCTTCACTAAGAATATCAATATCACCCATCCTTCCATAATCTTCCCCTAAAACACATAGAACTTTTTCATCCATTCCGTGCTCGTCCTCCATCACCAGCGCGCCAATAATATAGGCATTATACGTTGTATCATTTTTGATACCATTGCTATTACGAATAATTAGAGCGTCAAGTTCATCCCCATCCGACCCCAATGTACTAGGAAAAAAGCCGTACGCATAAGGGTACGGATGGCTAGCCGGCATCACACGGTCTATGATAAGTTTCCCTTCGTCCTTATCATATTCGTATTTGATAAGACCGCCCTTCTCAATCTTAATATATACTGGGAAAGCGGGATCCATAGGCATAATGGTTTATATTCATAGAAACAAACCGGTTTAGATATCCCATAAAAATTGACCCACTCCTGTAATAATAATCATATATCACAAGTAAAATGGGGTTTGATCTCAACATTCACGCCAACCTAATGATTTGTTCGGATACAGGAAAGCCTTATTTCTATATTCCTGACGGTTCTCGTATGCGTGTTTACGACTTATCAAAACTCGTGGTTCCGAAGGAGCACCGGCGATTCCTCAACCAGCGAGGAAGCATCTTTCACGCCTATACATCGTGTGTCTTTGAAAATAACGATATTGTCAATGTATCTATTTACGAATTTCTAGAGAAGTATCCGACGTGGGACGCAGTCAAGACCTATGATGAGGAGTGTGTATATTGGACGGAAAAGGACCATAATGAGTTTAGGATGGCGCTAGAATGGTTGAACAAGGATTTTATTCAGTATCGTATTGAGTGGTCTTACTAACGTCTAAACCATTTGAAAATTCCTCGCATAAACGGTGTAGAACGGGCTAACCAGCCAACCCAAACAACAGGAATAACGACGAAGACGAGTAAGTATAAAATAACAATAAGTATTTTTGCTAAAATTTTTGTGTAACCGTTAAACCAAGATAGTTCGTGTTTATGGTCCATAATAGATGCCGATGTAGGTTTACATACAGGATCAACTGAAAAACAGGGTTCAAAGTACTTATGATCTAAAAATACAATAGTATCCTTATGGGCATTTACGATTTTGTTAAATTTTGAAAAGGCGGTAGTCGCGTTAATATACATTTCTTTATTGGGAAAATCCGATTCTTTTACGGAAGACTGAACAATAGTTTGAATAAGTTCGTGAAGAGCAGGATGATGCGGTTTAGCAAAAATCATAGCGTTATTGAATATACCGAGCATATTTGCTGGAAATGCGGAATAACTTACAATCATATCGGCAGTATCAATATTTGGAGTATTTGAAATAGAGCGTAAAGATTTCATATCAGTGTCCACTGTAATTCCACCATGATTGTAAACAACAACATATCGTCCTAGATCTACTTTTTGTACAAGATAGGGGAATTCGTCAAACTTTGCGGCGACATCTGGTCCGATTTTCATACACTCTTCACGTAGACTTTTTTCATCCCACTGCATATGTGTGTATTCCGGGTTCATAGTATGTAAATCATCAACATTAACTTTGAATTTATCAGGCAATTTATCCCACCCCTGTAACCATGTTTGATGAGTAATTTTAGGGATGCCCATTCCTACTATATAATTCATTATTAATTCGCCACTATACTTAGGAAGGATGGAACGCTTAAGGGACGCTTTAAGCAAAATCGGCGAAGAGGAACTCGCAAATTGCGTACTCGTCCAAGAAGGCGTACGAAACGCGTTTCTTCTCCAGTATATTGACTATGGGGAAAACTCACCAAACGATCCAGAATCAAGCTATAAACTCGCAGGAATACAAGAGTATTTTCCTGAACTGATACAGTCCGAATCCGCGCAAGGTATGCTTATTTCTAAAAATAAGTACACGTGGGAAGAGAGTTATGATGAGGCGGATATGGGCAGAATTCTCGGCTTCCCGTGTGTAGACGACTTTGACTATATTGTTCGTAATCCAGGTGACCCTTCGGTGACTATAGAGATTATTGTTCATTTGAAACCAGGTGGAGATAAGGAAAAAGTCCAAATTATGGTGTATCGGTGTAAGGACATATCGCATTTTTCAGATGCGGTTGCCTTTGCAGTCTTAGCCGAACAGGTATTGAAAAATGACCGATTGGTTGGACCGATTATAAAGAGCGTTGAAGCGAAGAAAACTATACGCGCGCCTAAAAGAGTGAACAGAACCAAGTCATTTCGGAAACGCGGGAAGTCCCATCGTCGCTTTCGGGTGTCTCGAAGACGAAGGGGAGTCCAGGGGCGGCGATAGCAGTCTCTTTACAGAACTTAGCCAGCTCCTCGCCCCCAATTTTACCCATTCCGATATTGGCGTGACGATCTACGTGGGCGCAGCACGCCGTCAAAGAGTCGTTGAGATGGATGACGCCGACATTAGACCAGCCGATCGTATCGGCAATAGTCGCTGCCAGACCGGTCATCTTATAGCCGCAAGCGAAGACGTGGCAGGTATCCACGCAGCAGCCGAACGACTCGGCACCATAAACACCAACTATGTCCTTCACAAAGGCACCGAAATCGCGCAAATCACGTGCAACTTCGGTACCCTGACCAGCGCAGGTTTCCAGCAGGAGCCGGCAGCACGGCACCCCAGAAGCCCGCGCGGCGTCCAGAACGGCGCAGAAGAATCCGCGCATACGACGGAGTCCCTCTTTTTCGCCGAGTTTCAGGGACTTTCCGACGTGGATAACGACGCCTCGCGCAGCAATTCTAGCACCTGACTGGAGGAGATTGACGACGAGCGAAACCAGGTGCTGCACGCCACCAGACTGAGCGCCCGCCGTATCATCCCACGAGCATGGATTGATGATATAGGGCGCATGGATGAAGAGACGTATATTGAGTTCAGTGACCGCCAGTTTAACAGAATTACACGTGGCGGGGGTCCACGCACAGTGCGCGAACGATTTAGGCGACGCCGCAAATATCTGGGCAGCCGAAAATCCGGTAAGTTTACCATGGAGGGAATGAAGAAAGGAGGAAAAGCCGATACCGTTGCTGCCGACGCCGGTACCACAGTGGTAGCCGATAGGAGGAAGAGACATTGTAACCACAAATGTACAATCCGTAAAGCACCGTTTCAATTTTTTCACCCGCCCACGTAGGGGGTATGAAGTACGACATACTATTTTTAGTTTTGGGAACGGTATTGTTGCTATTCCTAGTAACAAAACTCTCCAAGCAAAAAGATACCATTTTTCTATGCACGACGTATTTTGACTGCCCGAAGCGTGATGGTTGGGCGATGTTTCAAAATGGCATTAGTAAACTAAAAGTCCTCCACGAGCCGCAAACCCTCAGCCGTATAGACAAATGGGTTGTGATCAATGAATACTCCTCACATCCAAAGGCGAATTGGGCGAAGCTTATGAACGAAAAGTATCCGTTTATCACCTTTTTACAGAAGAGCCAGCAGGACGAGGGTCAAGCAAAGTCCCTTAATATGTTACTCACCTACGCGCAGCCGTACACATATTGGTTTCATTGGGAGGAAGGATGGGAACCAACAAGACCATTCCTCAACAACGCCTTCAGCATTATGGATACTACCAATATTACGCAATTACAACTAAGTGACGATTGGATTAATCGTAGTGGACCGAAGACGTGTAAAGATAATTATTGCATTATTCCGCATACCAATGACATCACCAGCCACCAGACCCGAGAGCACCTAAAGACCGCAGCCGATGTTCATCGGTATTGGCCGCATTATTCACTGCGCCCATCACTCAACCGTGTAGCGTTTTACAAGTCTCTTGGCGAATTTTCTACCGATAAGTTTGCCCCGCCGCTCACATCGGAGCACGATTATGCGGTACGCTGGTACAACAATGGCGGCACAATCGGTGTTTTCAAACAGGGTCCGCTCAAACGCCCCAAAAATTACATCAGTACCCACGACTAATCAACGGCGGGTTTAAAACCGAATATATGTTTATTAATATCTATAAACTATAGATATGGTAAAAGATACAACACGAACACGAAAGGTATCAAAAAGAGTATTAGAAATGTGGAACGACCCCGATACAGTTTGGGGTAAAAATCCAGAACTTGAATACTTCTGGGGCGACCTGGCTTCACAAAAAAAAGTAGTTCTTATTTACAAAGATAAAACCCATAAATATGTAAATTTACCCAATAGGACTACAAAAAAATATCAATCTATAATGAATGAATTTAAGGAAGATGATAATGTAGTCGCAATATTATCAAGCAATAGATCTCAAGATGCGTATGAACAATATTTATATCCAAAGGCTAAGTCTAAGTCAGTTGATTATGTTATAAAACATTATAATACTTATTTCAAACCAATTCTTCCAGGTGACAAGTTAAGAGTCCCATTATAAAGTGCCGGTTTGAAATCTTCAGCGGTCTAAATACATAAAACAATAATTCACTAAATGACGAACGTTCAATATGCGTCCGATCTTCATCTAGACCACCTCGCCCCCAATATAGAATTTAAATCACTTGTTACTCCTGTTGCACCAATTCTTATCCTAGCGGGTGATATTGCGTCAGCGTGGACCCAAATATACTACGAATTTCTCCGCTGGTGTTCGGCAAACTGGCAACATGTCATTCTTGTCGCAGGAAACCACGAGTATTTCTGCCACAGAGACTATCCGCGTAGCCGTCAGGAAACCGAACAGCACATAAGGGATCTCTGTCGTTTTCACTACAATATTCATTTTCTACAGGCGGGACAAACCTATGTAGTTCCGAATAAAAAGCTGGTCTTTATCGGTGCCACTCTATACTCAAATATCAGTAAAGAGATCCACGACGAGGTCCTTGTAAAGAGTGATTTTACAAAGACGTTTATAGAGCGTGACAATATACTCTGCCGAACGCATCCATCGGACCACGTAAACGCTCATAAACGCCATAAACAAGCACTCGCCGATGCCATCAGAGCGGTCCCGCGTAACTTTAAAGCCGTTGTTGTGACCCACTATCTTCCTACACCTAAGCTTCTAGAGCCCGAATATCAGAACGACCAGTGGCGCTCCTGCTACGCCTCAAACGACGAGGACCTATTCAGACCGCCGGTCAGTGTATGGATTTGCGGACACGGGCACCGCAACGCCTATATTCACGCAAAGCACACTATCCTTGTCGCTATGAACGCCCGAGGATATAAGCAGTACGAACTCAATCGTACAGTGGACATTTACCAACCAACAGTGGGATTCATTCTCTAATCCCATTGTAAGGATAAAGATGTCCGTGGCAGAAGCGGAGGCAGCCGCCCAACAAGCAGCAGAGAAAGCAAAATGGCACCGAGAACATTTATGGGCAATAGGATTGCTTACACGCCGCGGTGAAAATACCAGCCATTACACACATAGACAAATAGAAAAAAACAAACAAAATCTTATGAATGCCACCAAAGTAGCAAGACGAACCGCTCGTAACTTAAGAAAAGCCAAACTAAAAGCACACCTTCAAAGTAATGATCCCACACCTCTTCTTATAGCAAACGACCCTCCGTGGTATAATTTAGTAGAAGAGGAACTTATTCCGAGTCCTTCACGTGCTAAATCGCAAAGGAAGACTAGACGTCGTCGGTACCGCGACTAGCCAGCGTCTGCTTAAGCTTTTCTAAGTACAAAATACCGTCCATCAACTCCTCTTGAGCGTGCTGAATCCAATCCCCCGCTCCCAAATCCGTGCGGTCAAGAGTGACCCCGTACTTCGTCACACCCACCGCCGAACGCTGTAGAAACTTCGCAATAACCGCGCGCACGACCGAATCGGTACACGACTCCATCTTATAATTGTTAGAAAGCGCAGGAAGTTTAGATAACCACCCATAAAATTTGATTCCTTACCACGCTAAAAAGCGTAATAAGCAATCAATGAACGCTGCACGTAAGATAATTCATACAGCCGCTGCGGCACCAGCCTCTACAATTCGCCTTCAATATGCCAGCAATCTATACGTAACCCGACACGAAAAACCGCTGTTTCCGCTATTTCTCCAACCCACCGCACCACATCTCGCACTTGTTGGAAACATAGGACATCCTTTGAGTGATTATTATAACAGTTTCTTCCAATGGGCATCAAACCGGTGGACATCTATCATCTATATTCCTGGCGAAATTGAAGAATGTACAACAACCGATCCATATGATATTCTAAAACACCATCAAAACGTATATATACTGACAAAGCAGAAGCCGTTCTATATTTACGAGCCGTACAAACTTGCGTTATGGACGCCAACGGAGCCAAGTCCGTATAGGAAACTCTTCATATTTACATATGGTTGTCAAGAGCAACGTACCTTTCTAGAGCACCACGGAACTATTTACAGCCACGGAATCAATGGTACAAATGGAAAAATTCATACAAATACCCGAGGATATGAAGAAAGCCCGGCGGATGGATTTCAAACCAATGCGATTCTTAAACTATCACTTAAGTAGATAGAATGTCAGCGAAGGAATATAAGATGACGGTAAAGGGTGTAATGCACTGGGCACAGAATGAACTTGAGCACGTAGGTTACTTAGTAGGGGTCAGAGATCCAGATATTCAGTATGCCTATGCGCAGAGCGTTGTGAATGGTATGCTCCACTTACGCGATGCCCTTCTTGAACTTGTAAATGACCCGAATTACGTTACACACAAAGAGGATTTACAGCGTACACACGATAAGGTGGTCCGCGTTGTTAAG